AGATAAGGAATACAACTACTAGTATTTTCGGAATATACAGGTGAGCTACCCGGACCATAAGTAACCTTTCGTATTATCGCTAGTGTTATATTACAGAAAAATGCTATCTAGTCCTGATAGTATCATTAGTCAGCGAGTCGGAAAATTTTATTATTACAATATTTTAAAAAACTATTTTTTCTTTATACGGAATAGATTTTGTTGATTTCTTCGGATTACTGAAAAATCAATGCTTTCATTATGACCATCCAGAAAAAAAGCGTTAGCTCTACCTGGGTTTCCTTCTGAAAATTCAAGTGATCGATCAGTTCCCTGCCCCCAACCCAAGTGCCTTGGAGCAGGATAATAACTCCTCCATCCAGGATCCATTAAAATAGAAAAACCGCTAGAAGTGACGAACGAATCTGTTGCCCATATTGTAGAACCAGGCTGGGGAACAGATGAAATCTTTGTGAACCATGATTTCCCTGTAGATGGGTTTGAGGAGAACTCCATATAATTCATTCCGTATGAGACCTTTCCCTCTATATAGATATATTCTGATGAATAATACTCCTCCGGCATTTGCGGACAGCAGAATAGATTAGACTTAAAGTCACTTCCTGTGAAATTCCAATAAATTGGCGTCCGCGACCCGTTTCCAGGCTGCTCCGATCCCGTTGCATACGTATATATAAGGCATGGCCACCAACTGTTTCTTGATCTTGTCGTACCACCATTTCGGTTATAGATCCCATCAGGAGGCAACGTTCCTGAATAATTCTCACTGTACAGAATTACGCCATATCCAATTTGCTTTGTGTTATTCATGCAGTAAGTGAGTCGCACACTAGCTAACGTCTTTTGCACTGAAGGAATTAGCATACTAGCAAGAATAGCAATTATCGCTATTACTATTAGCATCTCAATAAGCGTAAACGTATAAGCATTAAGAGGGTTAAAAAAAAGCCCCCTCTGTTCGCCCTTTGTTTTTTTGTACGTGGTTAAAAGAACATCATAATGAAATATTGGTTTATTATTATCAGCTAATTGAGTGTTCATTTTATTCCTTTTCGGATTTAAAAATATCAAAAATAAGGTCGGGGGTTGTTGACAATGACATATATTGCGCCCCATGCCATTTTGATTTAATATTTACTATCGCTGAAGTTGCTATATCAAAAAGCGGATGACATAAAGTAGTCATCCGAGGAATCCAAGGAGAAGACATATCTTTAATTGACACTGTATACAGGCATTGTTCATCGTCAATTACGTTAGATAAATTCTCATAAGCAAGAACCCACTCAGCAATTGTTAGCATTCCCATCGGATGAGATGCGCTGGCTTGGGCTAATAATGGCCGAACAGCCATTAGGTTTTTGCGATAATCTTTTGAATAAAAGCTGTGAATTTTTAGTTTTGGGTTACTAAAAGCAAAATCTCTTATTGCCTGTTCACGCATAACATAGGATATATGTTCTATTTCCGGTATCGCAGTCACAATTGTATTGCACCCACAAGAACAAAGATAGCTTAGTGCTTGCTCAATCCCTTTACGTTCATCGGGAATTATGCAATTGTACTTCCTGTTTTCATTAGGACTAATTATAACATACGGGATACCACGATCCTCCATCGCGCCGATTGTTTTTTTGCAGCACGAATGCAGAATAATGACTCCTGCACATTGCCATTTTTCAATAACCGGCGAAACACAACCCTCTTCCATTTCACATAAAAATATATCAAGCCCCTGTGCTTCAGCAGCCCGTTGACATGAGTAAATAATTTGAAGTCGCAAAAGGTCATTTTTATTGCCATGACCATCAATCAAAAGCGCTAATTTTTCATTTGGTCGATATCGCAAATCTTTCGCAGCTTTTATTATGATGTTACGTCTTTCTTGTGGTAACGACATACTTTTTGACGTGGCATGCAGACAAAACGATACTGCTGCCGGAGATATTCCGATTGATGAAGCTAATGCGCGCAATGACAATCGCATAGAGAAGTCTCCTAATACCTTTAGTTAACAGTTAACTTACCCCATTTTTCTTCTTTGTCAACATAATTTTCAATGATTTGTTATGGATTATTCACGAAATAACTATACAATGAAAACCGTAACCACAAGCATATGAGTTATGTGTAAACACCGTTTAGTTAAATGCCAGTTGGCTGGAGTTTCTGGAGCCACAAGCTTATAGATCGTATCCTATGAGTTTATCTGCAACTCCCAGCGCATCTATGGACCAGAAATATTTTAGGTGTAGTCGACGAACGTTTGACTTGCCTTCTTTAGGATGGCATTAATCTGGAGCTAATCCTCTGTCAACTAGGTTGTAGGGTAAAAGCATCGTCCCCTTCCAGAATCAGCTTATGCGCTACTTTCCCCAGCAAGCTGGCATCCGCGTTTGCTTCCGGGCTGAACTCCCGGTGCGTTGGAGTGTAAGGCAGAAACTGTCTGCGCAACTTAAGGTGGTCGGGATTGTCAAGACAGAAAAGTACGCTCTTTAAGCTCGATTTACCTTCCGATTATACGGCTGTAACGGAGCGTAGGGCGTAGCCCGAAGCGGAGTTACAGCCGGTGCGCCGTTTCTTCAACACACTTTTCGTGAGCTTCTTCGGCCTTCCCAATAGACCGATGACGGCGTCCGTTTGTCCAGTCCCCAATGCCTCCTTTCCTCGTTATAGAAATCAAGATAGTTTCCCATACTCTCCCGTGCCGCAAAGAAATGGGCATAGTCCTTCAGGAACACTTCCTCATATTTCACCGTGCGCCACAGGCGCTCAATCATGATGTTGTCAAAGGCACGCCCACGCCCGTCCATGCTGATTCGAATGTCTCTATCACGCAGGACTCCAGTGAATTCCATGGACGTAAACTGGCTGCCCTGGTCGCTGTTGAAAATCTCAGGCGTTGATATCCTAAGGGCTGCCTGTAAGGCTGAAACACAGAATCCGCTTTCCAGCGACATCGACATTTCCCACGCCAGTACATACCGGCTGAACCAATCCATCACCGCCACCAGATAAGCAAAACCGTGCTGTAGACGGACGTAAGTACTATCGGTGCACCAAACCTGATCCGGACGATTAATAAGCAGTCCTTTAAGCAGGTACGGATAAACCTTGTGCCCCTTGTTTTGCAGGCCCGGGGCCGACGATCGGCTCAAACGCTTTTTAGGGTAGATCGCCTCAATGCCCATTTCCCGCATCAATGCACGGGCATGGTCACGCCCCGTCTCATACCCCTGTCTGCATAATTCATCAGCCAGACGGCGTGAACCATAGTACGGATGCCTGGTGAAAACCTCATCGATAATCCGCATCCGTTGCAAATCTTCACTGCTGCGAACAGCTGGGGCATAGTAGTAAGCCGATCTGGAAATCCCCAGCAGAGCGCATTGCCTTACAATGGAGATGTGCGGGTGATCCGGCTCTATCATGCTCTGCCTTACAGCGACATCAAAGGAGCTCAGACTTTTTTTTTTAGCCAGTCAAGCTCGACTTTAAGCCGGCCGATTTCTTCGTACAGTCGAGCCTTCTCATCCTCACTGCTGATTTCGTTTTTCCGGCGTTTATCGCTGAATACATCCGTTATCCCTGCAAGTAGAGCCTTACGCCATTGCCCGATCTGGGTCGGATGAACTTCATATCTGGCCGCAAGCTCCGCCAGAGATTTATCACCCCTGACAGACTCCAGAGCGACCTTTGCTTTAAAATCCGCAGAGTAATTTTTACGCATGACTTGCCTCCTGCTAACCCAAATAAGTTATCGGCAAATCGAGCTTAATCACCTGTACAGATTTTCCCGACCATTATAACTGGCGCAACGTACTGCTGGTCAGGTATTCGCTTCGGGCCGCATGGTAAATGGCCTCTGGCATACTGGTGAATGGCATAATAAAAATCCCTCCGTTTGCTCGATGGAGGAATATTAACAACAGGTGTTCCAAAATTTACCAACAGACCGAGAAATCCCGTATTGTATTGCTATTTATTAAGATGTAGTCATTATGCGCTATGTGTATTGTGCGATTATGGATTTGCAAGGAATCAAAAGATCATTTATTGCGCTCAATATTTGATCTATGCGGAATGTCCTTTGCATTTATCTTTCCCGCAGGAACGACCGATTTGCCGTCCGGGAGAACCGTCGGGTTGCAGCATATTCGGATGCCGGCACTCCCATACGGCGCCATCGCCGCATTTGCAGGATGATGGCTGGATAAGCTTGCCACGGTATATGCACACGGAATCGGCCGGCTTGGCCTGTTTTTGTATCTGCACAGGTGTGCCAATATGTAATCCTTTGGGGCATGGGAAGTCATCTTCAAGGTTGTAGCTTTTGGCGAAAGCCAGTCGGGATGGTTCGTGGTTGCGGCAATTATGGCAATGGCGTCCTGATATGCAGAAAAGGTAGTCTTTCATATTGATTAACCACGAGAAACAACAGCGACACAACTATTATAAAAAGTATTGCATAAATCGGTACAACCATAAGCCGAGCAGCTCCATGGATAAAAAATCTGAGTTTCCGGAGCACATTCCTCTCCACCATAACCACCAAAATATCCGCCATAAGAATTTGTTGCTGCCCAGAATAGAATCCAAAACGGTCCTGCCTGACAAAATAGCCGAAGAGCAAACCATTGATCAATTTCATATTCCCATGTGCAATCTCGTATCCAGGGCAAGGTCCATGAGCCATTAAATGTATCGCTCATGCATGTGGCGGGAAAGCCGCTGATTGTAACGTTAAAGTTAGTTGGCAGAGCATCTGCGCACAGGCAATGCGAACAAAGCGGATCAGGATCCCCCGGATTGCAGTCAGGCTCGTCATCATCATCTCCGTTTCCACAGCAACACTCATCAGCCAGAAGGAGCTTACTGTCTTTTATCAACAGCTTATTGTCTTTCATCCATAATTTACTCATCACAGCTCCCTGTTGCGGCGGTCGACACATCGGCTGCCGGAATGATCGGCGCATTGGCGGCGGCCCAGTGAAATTCCTGTTTGACCCGTTTCAAGGTTCCGGCAGAGGAATCATAGCGTAGATATTCCACCGTCAGTTTCACACAGTCATAATCTGCCCAGTCTTCCGGCAGTTCATTTGCCGGATTCCATTCCTTGTCGTCATCGTCCTCGGATGTGCGGTCGATCTCATACGCATTGACCGCGTCATCGGCGTGCAGATTACGTGGCGGCATGGCATTGATGCGCACAACAGCCCACTTCTCACCTGTGCCGGATTCTTTCCACAGAATCTGTGCGCTGCCGGAAAAGCCGCTCTGTAGCGTTGCCGCTTCTTCATCTTTCACATCAGCATGGGTATGGTCTTCACTGTCGACCGTGAGCTTGACCGGGCAGATCCCGAGAGCCATAGCCATACCGATGCCATCACTTTTCAGCGGCTCTAGAAGAATCACGAATTTGCCGGTGTGGTCATCAACTGAAGGCATCTCTCCTTTGAGAGCCACACGGTTTTTGAAGTGCTCCTCATTGTCGGACACGCTAATAACAGGATCAGTAATTCCGAGAATTTCAAACCGGGCGCGGTCTTCTCCGGAAGCATTCTTAACCAGAATGATGCCGCTGTTACGGGTATCTCTAATGCGGGCGCGGTTCATGTCGCTTTGCCGAGAGAGGAAATCACGAGCGGAATCAATAAACGTATTGAACGTTGCGGCAGGAATATCCAGTGGATCCCCGCTGCGCACCTTTTTCAAGTTATCGCCCATAGTCAGTTTCCGATCCCAAGCGATGTGAAGTCCGTTCCGTAATAAACTTTCTCTACGTACGCGGCCACCGGCTTTTTGATCAGAGCTTTGGCTGTCGTATCCTCAGCATCCTCATACCGCACCCAGAGGTATTCCCAGCCTTTCTTGGATATCGGGCCAATGGAGCCGACCATGATGTTGTCACGGTTCTGGGAGGCAGCAAAGCGGAAGGTTATTTCCCAGTCCCCACGTCCGCGCTTGGAGCCGGATGCGCCGAGGAACAGCACTTCACCCGGCGAGAATCCTTTGAAGGAATCGTTGTTGTACATACCAGTTTTGTGAAAGAGCAGTGCTTTGTAGGAATCGGTCACAGCAGAATCATCAAAGTAATGCGTTTCGGAGAAATTGTAGACCGGCAGGGTAATGTCCACACCTTCGACACTATCGCGTGTTACACCAATCGCTCCGTCAAAATCTGGGGCCGTGTTACCGGATGCGGCATACTTTTGTATTGTCTCGATGGATTGGGTAATGTGCTGCGTACCGCCGCCGGTATCAAAGGCAAAGGAGGATTCACCGGTTTCCGGCTGCGTCTGCGATTGCTTAATGCCATAGCGCACCGTGCCTTCCCACGCCAGACTGACGGTCGGATCACCGATCGGTTCCACATGGCGCGAAAGCCGGATCAGCCCGTCATACAGGGCTGGCGCAATATTCCCCAGCTCTGATTTGGCCTCAATGTCATCAGCTGTTCCGGTAATCAGGTACTTCAAATCCACCGTGGCGCTGTCGCCGGTGGTTGATTCGCGGGAATCAAATTTTTCGGTAATCGTAATGGCCATATAATATCTCTTAGCTGAAGGTCAACCCGCCCAATTTGGATTCATCCACCAGCTTTTTCGTGTTCTTAGCGGTATCCTCAGCTGCCTTGGCGGTGCGCTCAGCGGTGCTGCTGTTTCCCTGCAGGCTGAGCATAGCAGCGGGATTGAATGTTCCCTGGACGGATATTTTGTCGGCCGATGCCTGCAGTACGGATCCGGCATCACTCAGTTTCTGCTTCAATTCATCCAGTAAACTGGGAGCATCCAGCCCGTCTGGAGTCTCCGCAGCCGCAGCTTCACGTTTCTGTCTGGCTTCAGCAGCGGCTGCATCCCACTCTGCTTTTGCCTGCTCCAGTTCCTGCTGGGCAGCGAGCAGATCATGCTTGTAGGCTGCGGCCCGTTCATCCTCCCGGCCCGAGCGATTTTCTTCCCGCCCAAACATCCGATCATTCAGCTGCTTGGTCCGTTCCTGCTGTCGGGCGTCTGTTTCACCGATCTTGCCCTGATAGAAGTCCTCGACCTCTTTCTTGCGCTCATCGGTAAATCCCTGTGCGCCTTTCTTCATCTGACGGATTTTGGCATCAAGTTCCGCCACCTCATTCTCATCAATCAGGTTGAGCAGATACCCCGCGCCCAGAATGGACTGCAGCACATACGCGAATGAATCGACCACGCCCTGCACGGCGCTCCAGAATGCTTTGGCTATAAACTCGGAAATCCCCAGCACCAGTTTGTAAATGCTGTCAATAGCGTTGCGGAATGCGGTGTAAACGCCATCTGTAGTATTGATGGCGATGGTGACGATACGGTCAAAAACATTGGCCACGGTCAAATAGAGCGTTTCCCACAATTCATTGATGTAGTTGAGCCCACGCTGCCATTCAACCTTGAGAGCCAGCCAGAGCACTTTGGCTGCCAGTGCAATATCGCCAGCAGCCAGTGCATCGCCAATGGCGGACATCACTTCCGTTACCAGGTTCTGAAGAGAGTCAAACTTCTGTCCCAGCCAATCCAGTGCCTGTCCGCCGGTATCGGTGCAATATATAATGTATACGGCAAGACCTGATATGGCTGCAGTCACAAGACCAATAGGAGTCAGGAGTGCCGCAAGAACAGAACCGAGAATACCCACGGCAGCGGCAGTGCCGGAAATCAGACTGACCAGTCCGCCAATCGTGAATGCCAGAGCCGAACCGGCTGTGCCGACTGCCATGAGAACCGCTCCGACCCCGGCAGAAATGGCAATGATCTTCATCGCTGACACAATAAAGCCTTTGTTGGCGGTAATCAGGTTGGTTACATAACCTGCAATATTCGCTGCCCAGTCCATCCATTCACGCAGCGTGCCTTCAAGTGCTTCGCCCAGAGCAATCTGCACACCTTCCACCGCCGACATCAGCATCCGGAAAGCCCCGCCCAGCGTATCATCCATCTGTTTGGCAACTTTTGATGCCGTACCGCCACTGTTTCTGATTGTGCCGGTCAGCTTATCCCACTCTCCGACATTTTCAGAAAGCAGGATCATCGAGCGCATACCACGTTGATCAAACAGATCCTTGAAAGTGGACAACTTCTGGGCATTCCCCATGTTTGCTGTCGCCTTGCCAAGATCACGGACAATATCCAGCAGATCGCGCATATTGCCCTGAGCGTCGGTTACAGCCACACCCATCGACGCCAGTTTTTTCTGCACATCACTGCCTGCCAGCTGCGTCAGAGACATCGCCACACTGGCACCGGCCATATCCCCCTTCAACCCACGGTTAGCAAGTACTGCCAGCGCAGCTGATACCCGCTCCAGACTCTGGCCGGAGAGATTCGCCGAAGACGCCACATATTTCATGGAGTTACCAACCAGCTCCACGCTGGTGTTTGAAATATTAGCGGTCTTGGCCAGAATATCCCCAACGCGCCCGGCTTCATCGGCAGTCAGACCGAATGATCGGGTAAGGTCTGCCATAATGGTAGTGGCGTCAGAAAGATCGAGCGCCCCAGCCCGGGCAAGATCAAGCGTGCCGGCGATGGAGGACAGAATTTCATTTGTGCTAAATCCAGCGCGTCCCAGCGCCACCATGGCAGACGCCACTTCGCTGGCGGTGAAGGATGTAGTCCGTCCCAGCTCCTTGGCCCGGTCATTCAGTTTGGCAAAATCCTTGACCGATGCTCCGGTGACTGCCCGGACGATTGCCATCTGGTCTGAGAAGTTACCAAAGGTTCTGGCGGAGAACGCCAGAGGAGCTGCAGCCAGAGTGGATGCCTTGAGCAGACCCGCTCCCATATCCTTTACACCGGTGGAGAATGCACGTAGTTTTGCCTGCGCATCCCGAAGGCCACGCAGGAGTCTGCTGTTTTCAACGGTAAGTTCGATATACGCCGCACCGGCGCGGATACTGCGGGAGGAGACCATGGTCAGACATTCGGAATTTCAGATTCGGTTTTGGGAATGATTGTTTCAGATGGTGACGGTTCATCTACCGAGGGCTCGGTTACCGGAACGGGGTCTGGCAATACCCACCATCCTTCCTGTAGAGTGATCTTTCCTGGGATTGGTTTAAGATCCTTATCCAGCACCCAGACCTTGGCTGTAATTTCTTGCCGCAGACGCACAGCCTTTCCATCAGGCACATAGACTGTGCGGGTAAAACAGCCGGAGCAGCAGAGCACGCAGAACAGACAAAGAGCCACCACATAAAATTTGGTTATACGTTTACACATGCCAACCATCCTTTCGTATTTTCCGGCGCAGCCGGTTCTCCAGAGCGCCCGGAGCTGCGCTATCTTCTGAACGGTCATGTGCCTGTTCAGTCAGTGCCGGCAGCAGCGCACGCAGTAGAAGAAGCAGAATTTGCCATAGACTATTCATGAAAAAACTCCTGAAGCTTTCGGACCTCGCGGATTCTATAGCCAGTATCGCGTTACCCGTCTATCGTGGGAAATGGGGGGGCAGCATGCCCCTAAAGCTGATCGCCTGCTTCAAGTTTGGCATGGACAATCTGCAGGCCATTGGTCAGGTCAGAAATTTCCTTCTCTGTAGCCTTGCGCCCCTGAGACGATTCATATACCTGAAGGAAGTAGCGCAGAGCGGTATCCAACCGGGCAACACTTTTGTTGGGCGTGTCATCGGGGATGGCTTTCTCCGCGAATTTCACTGCGGAAATGAGTGCCCCCTCGTACTGCTGCCAGAGCGGTTTGGCAGCATAGATTTTGTTGATTGCCCAGAGCAGAGCACTCGCCATAACGGTGATGCCTGCAGGAGAATTGAGTACAGCCCACAATGTTTCAAGTGTCTTAGTCCAGTCCATTTTATTGCCTCCTGTCTACGAAGATTGTTTTCAGTACCCCAATATCAGCCGTTTCGGTTGGCTTTGCGGATTTATGTGGTTTAGGGTAAAAGTCGGATGGTTTGTATGCGGCGTGTTTCTTAGGATCGCGATGCAGATTGGCGAGCATGGCCATGAGGTTGGCAGTATGCACCCATTCTTCCTGTGAACGGGCTTCAGCCAGCCAGAGCAATTCACGCAGGGTCAGGTTTCCTGGGTCAACTCCGGCGATACCTGCGAGTTTCCAGATAAATGGCCAGAGAGAGGCAGACATACGGCATCGTTTAGTGCCTGCTCCATCATCCCTTCCAGCTCCGGACTGTCCAACCGCAACTCCGCTACCTGAATTGCCTTGTTCTGCAGGGTTTTGATCTTGCCCATGGCTTTTGCGAGAACCCGTCGCTGGTTCTCCTTCGGGAAAAAATTTACCAGTTCCTCCAGAAGTGCGGTGGTTGCTGCATCAATGGCATCACCCGCAAGAGCGCGGCCAAAATCCTCGTCTGTAATGCTCTTGGTATCTGCTTCAGATTTGCAGACGGCATACAGCACATCGCACAGCAGAATGGGATCGGTCGTAAGGCGTTCCAGCAGCTTGCCGCCGACAGCTTCAGTCAGATCCACCTTGACCAGAGACTTTACGCGTTTGACCGCATCAATATTTAGGCTTACCGTCCAGGTACGCCCGGCATTATCATTGAAGGTTTTCACTGTTTCGCCTCCTTTGTCTTGGCGTTCACCATTTCGTGGCAGTTTTTGCCGGGACAGTGAAAACTGGCCGTAGAGCCTTTGGGGATAGCATAGGACTTGCCGCATTTGGGGCAGACCACTTTTTCAAATGAGTATTTCTTGACGCTGTCAGACATGGGATATTCCTCCATTAAATAATAGTTCAGCTACCGGAGACAACCATCCATTCCGGCGGATTGACCGCATAGGCAGGCTTGAGCGTGATGGACGCGGTGATCGCTTCCTCCAGCGGTTCGTCGCGGGTGAAATTTGTTACCGACATGGTTGCACGCAGACCTTCGCTGCCGGAAGCGGTAATGTCTCCATCCATCGCAGCGACCTCGACCGTGCCGTTACTGAAGTAAGCCTGCCGCAGAGCGGAGAAACCTTCATCGTCCGAGTCCCAGATGGATTCAAATTCGATGCTGCCTTCGCGCAACGTGGCGAGGGTTGCTTTCCAGCCGTTGTTTCCTCTGGTCGACACTTCCGCTTCGCCCGTTTCCAGATTGAGCGTCAGGTCTTTCACGTTCGGCATCTCTGCCCACACAGGAGCGGCATACGTCCCGGTGTTTCTGTATAGTTTGGCGTTCATTCCGAGTTTTATTGCCATGATAGTTCTCCATGTTTAAAGATTGTTTTACCGCACCGAACCGGCCCACATTTTCGGCAGTCTCGGCAAATTCTCCTGCAGCGCAGGCCCCATGAATGCACGTCTGGGATAGCGTTGCTTTTTATACCGTCCGCCGAATTCATGTGCGCTGCCGGAAGTGCCGACCATTTCATATGCCGGACCGATTACAGAAGTTGCCTTCTGTTTTTCCACCGCGTACAGGATTGCCCGTTTGAGTTGGCCTTTTCTGGTATGCGGCGGCGAACCTGCAGAGGACTGTTTTTTTGCACGCCGAATACTACGCCGGGCAGTCAGACGGATGGCGGCAGATGCATGCGCCAGATTTTTAAAGTTTGAGCGTTGTGCAGCGTTTATGACTTTTCGTGAATCAAAACGGCTGCGGACCTTAAACATTTCATTATTCCGTCACCTTGAAAGAGATGGTCAGGACACTGGTGAATTGCCGCAGTTCCTGCATATGTTCCTGTGCGTAGATCGGTTTATTCTCGGTTTTCACCCAGATGGCGTTGGTTCCGGATAACTGCCGTTTATGAAAGTGGTCGGCAATCTCCTGCACAAGATCCATTAGCGGGTCCAGCTCTTCAACCGAGCCGGATGAAAATTTTTTCTGAACGGCAATATCAATCTGCACCTCATGTAGTAGCCGACTGCGGTCAAGCACGGATGTTACAATTCCACGCGGAACGACAGTAATATGCAGTGACTGCATCTGGGATAATTCATAAACCGGCTGGTAATGACGCACCGCCTGAAGCGGAACCGAGAATTCAGCAGAATTCAGATCATCCGTAACAGCCTGCGCGATGTCAGTAATATGCGACATCGTTATTCCTCGCGTGCTATGCAGGGTCGGGAGATAATCTTGTCGTGCAGACTGCGGTTGAGGATCATCAGTTCCGACACTGTTGCAGTAAGTGTTTTCGTGGCAGCCGTATTAGCTGCAATCACGGTATTGTTGGCTTCCATTACAGAAAGCAGCCGCTTGATCAGCCAGATCACCACTCCCAGAAGTACCGCGCTGAAACCGAGAAAGCCATATTGGACCACTGGCTGCAATAGTAAGTCATTCGGATCCATTATCGTTTTCTCCATTTGATATCAGTTTGGTGTGAATGCGCAGCGTATTGTGGAAATCATCCGACCAACGCCAACACGGCTGGTTCCCCGGTGCCATTACTTCGTACACATAGCTGTTTTCTGTAATCCGGTCACCGGCAACTGGTAGCGTCTGTTTGCCGTCAAGTACCAGATCGGATGGCCGGACAAGATAATCCCGGCTTTCTGTTCTGATGAAGACTCCGTAGCTGTCGGGTACGGCAAAAACGGTTTTGCCTATTGTGGCTGGCAGAGAGACGGATTCGTTTCCACGCTGGTATTGCACCGGGACGGTCAGATATTTCTGTCGTTTCTGCTCCAGCCACTGCATGGCGTTCGCAAGCATTCCCATTACTGGCTGAGCCGTACGGTAATCGTGGTGTCAGCAGCCGCAGCCAGAGATATGGATTTGCCAACATACGGCAACGGATTGCTGTCATCGTCTGTAGCGTTGGTGGTCGCGGCTTCACTGTCCCAGTAAATCTTTGTCCCGGCCGGAACAGCTCCTGCCCACTTCGGGATCGCAAAAACTCCGGTCAGAGCCAGCGAACCAAGGGAGCCAGCCTTGATATCCTGTCTGGCAATACCCACCAGATCCCCAACAGCCACCACACTGCCTGCGGCAATATCCACGATGGGACGGTGGTCAATCGCATCGCCATTCTGTATGAAAGTCGCACTCATTGTGTTATCCTCCAATTAAGGAAGCCTGTGATCAGGCTTCGCCCTTGCTCTTGATGCCGCCGCGCGGATCCTGCAGCGCGACACCGAAATCATGGTAACCACGCATCCGCACACCCAGCACATTGAAATCAGCTTCGGCCGTTTCAATGACCGGGGATTCCTGTCCGTTCAGAAATGCCACCTCAATCACCGGCAGATCGTTCGGATCAGAAAGCAGATACCACGCTTTCTGTGAGCCACCCGCATAAGTCGAATTCGACAGGTAACGGCTGACCTCCGTGCGGAACTTGCCCTGATGCGGATTGCTGACGGGATACTTCGCACTCGCTCCGGGTTCGCGCAGTTCCAGCGACTTGTTGAGCTGGGTTGCCATCGCGCTCAGAGCCGGAGGAACAAGCATTACGGTCGGCATTACGCCGATGGGTTTGCCATCACCATCGACCTGTTCCATAAAGGCGGTTTCCGCTTTGGTCAGCCCATCAATACCGAGACTGCTGTCTGCGCCGACGATGTAATTACCGTTTGCGGCAACGAAGAATGCAGCGTTATTAAGGAACGTTGTCCAGAACACATCGTTGATCTTCAGACCGGAGCCACGACCGAGTTTGCGCGGAACCAGTGTGATCGCTCCGAGGTCATCATTAATGATGTCGCGGCGGTCGATGGATAGCATCAGACCGTAAGTATCGGCCTTATTGGTGTAGCTTTCCTCGCCGAGGGTGCCGTGCTTGAGTTCCCCTCCGGGTGCGACCTGTTCATACTGATCCTTGCCGACAAGGCGGTAACTGGTCACCGTCTTGAAATCAGGGACGTTACGGACCGCACAGATATTGCGCCAGGTACGCTCAACAGAGTAAAACCCTTCGAGCAGAAACTTGTTGGCTACATTTGAAAGGATGCCGCCGATATTCACACTGGACAAGCCTGCCGCACGGATGTCAGGAGCAAACGCATAGCGGAGCGCCTCGCGGCTTTCGCGGAAGGTGCGCTCTGGGTAACCGTTGGCCCACGCCGCTTCGAGAATCAGTTCCTGCAGACCGATGCCACCACGGAAACGTCGACCGGCCCGGTCAAGCACCTCATCGGAATAATGGTCTTCAGGTTTGGCAATCCCGGCAGCAAGCACACATGCAGCCTCCAGCGTTTCATTGTCGCAGCGCCTGTCGGCACCACGATGGATGGAAATATTCACATCTGCCTGCGGACGGTTTTCCCGCATGGCCTTCAATACTTTCTGCGAGGTCTGATCGATTGACCAGCCTGCCTTGACCGCTTCCCGTTCAATCTGCGGAAATTCGCCTGCGCAGATTTCCTGAATTGCCGATACACGTTCACGCTCCTGCCTGATGGCCGACTGTGCTTCAATGCGAGCCGCCGCCTTTGCATGTTCGGGGTGATCATCGGGCTCGCCGTGATCGGAATCCGTGACAGGAGGAAGGAACACCTTCGTCTCGTCATCATCTGCCGGTGCGGTATCATTCTGTGCAGTTGCTTCCATATTTTTCGGATCCATATCGATTCTCCCTGTTAGGTTAAAACTTGCTGCGATCTTCATGCGGGTACTGGCGTCTGCTCCAACGGCGACCACCGAAACTTCCCGCAGGACCGACTGTTTGACATGATAAAAAGGCCCATCAATTTCCTGGCCGTTGACAACGCGCTTTTCACGCACCAGTTCCGCGTCCTTCACTTCCGCGCCGATGGAAAGTTGCCAGTCGCCACCTGCTTTTGACTGCTCGACCACGCCCTGCGCCAGACCGTTCGAGGAAAGGATTTCACCTTCAATGGTCAGCGTGTTATTCTCTACCCGGGCGGTAACTACACCGACGCGACTGCCGGTACGGTTCTCATGATTGGTGAGTAGCGGCACGGAATCGGGAAGTTCCAATCCCGAGAGATCGACCACCACCGGATGCCGCCAGCCCGACAGGTTTATTTTGCCCCCGGAATACGCCAGCCCCATCACTCGTGGACGGCCACTCTGCGCGGCTTCAATCAGAATAAATTCTTCATTCATCTTCTTCCCTTTCTTCCAGCGCGGACGCTGGCGCTGCTTCAACCACGGTCAGCCCCAGTTCTTCCATCAGTTTCTTTTCACGGGCACGCTGGCGCAGCTCCACTTCCCAGTCTTTTCCCTGACGGGCATATTCATGCGCAAGAGTCGTGGTGAAACTTGATAAACGTGTGGCTTGCGCATTTGCTTCCTTCGCCGGATCGACATGTTCCATGCCATCCCAAAACCAGGCCCGTGTCGGGCCGGACATTTTGCCCGTTTCACTCGCAGAGGTTTGAGACACGATGCCATGCAGATCACGGTGAAATCCATGCAGCAGGGAATATTCCCAGAGCCACGCGGAAAGAATCCGGTCCAGAACCCGGGAAGCCATAAAGGCCTGATCCACGCGGACTGATTTGTAATAGGTCTGATGATCAAGTCTGCCGCTGGCATAATTGAAGCCGCCGCTGTTTCCGGCTGCGATGTTATATGGCATGCTCAAACAGCGGGCGA